CCCGGCGCAGTGCAACACCCCTTACACCCTATGGTGTGTTTCCCCTTTCCGGGGGGAACCATTGTTGGGTGTGAGGATGTATTGGAGGTTTTACCTCCACGGACCAAAAGGAGCTGGTGCCGCCCTGGGTACTATTAGAAAACGTTCGATCCCTTTCGAGGGACCGGACGCTGTCGATATAGTTGAAGTCCCTTCACAGGGACTTTATAGAGCCACGCGTGAGAGTAATCTCATTCGTTGGGCTCCATGGGCGGGGACTCAGGTTACTGAGTCCGAATCTCACCCATCCTGGAAGCCCTCTTCGTTAAACCGGAGAGGGACTCCTCGGGGTGATGTGGGTGGGGACTTTACCACCACAAAGTCATATGTAAAGCTGCCGGAAAAACCGGCAGTTCACAATATGACCTCTGGGTGGTACTTAAATCCAGCGTTCAGGCAGCAGCGAGACACCATTCGTGGTGCCTTGTTGCCTAGGCCTGCTTCGAGCATGCCGTTTCCGGTGTCGGCTCGTTCTTCCGAGAACGAATTAACCGCACTGGGTACGACTGCTATCGCTAGATGTGCCCCTATGAATAACGTTGCGTCGGTTGCAACCACTCTGATCGAGCTCTACCGCGAAGGTCTCCCAGCAATGCTGGGGGCCCAATCGTGGCAGTCTCGAACTCAATCGGCCAAAGATGCTTTTGCATCTACGGGCGGTGAGTACTTGAATGTTCAGTTTGGTTGGAAACCTCTCGTCTCAGATATTACAGCCGCCATGAAAGTGATGGCTGATTTCGATAAGCTTTATAAACAAGCTATTCGAGATTCTGGGCGAGTTGTACGGCGTCGTTATTCTTTTCCACCGATCCGCACCATTAGTGAAACTGAGGTTGTGTCCGGGTTGTTTACGCCGACTTTGGTCGCCGCATCATCCCGGTCCTCCTTGTTCACTAATGCTCCTGCGGGGGGACGCGTGTCTCGCATTCGCGAGACAACCAAAAAACAATGGTTTTCAGGCGCGTTCACGTATCACATACCGGATATATATTACGGTAGTAATGCGTGGAACGGATCCAAACGAGCAATTGATTTGCTCGGCTTGGACCTGAATCCCGAGGTTATTTGGAATGTGTCCCCATGGAGCTGGGCTGTAGATTGGTTTGCAAGTGTTGGGGATATTATACATAACCTCAATACTTGGTCCAAATACGGTCTCGTGCTGAAATACGGATATATCATGGAACATTCAATTGTTTCTGATATGTACGTTTACAGCGGGCCTACTGGCTTTAAAACAGCAGAGGCTCTCCCGGCTGTCGTAGAATTGGTCACTGAGACCAAGCTACGGCGACGGGCAACGCCTTTTGGGTTCGGCTTTAACATGGGTGGTTTAGATAACACCCAGAAAGCAATACTCGCCGCACTCGGCATTAGCCGGTTGTAAGCGAGTGGTGTGAACCTGCGTCAAAACGCCAAATAGGGGCTCAAGACCTGAGCCCTAGGAGTGATGCCTATGGCACTTACCGATCCTGTGGTCGTCACGATTAGTGGCACGCCAGTTTCCATGCCCAGAACTTATGGGCAAGGAAAGGAAGCGCGCTACACGTCGGCTGACGGCCTCGTCAGCTTGTCGGCGAACCATACCCTCGTCAAACAGGGTAGGGAACGCCACTTGCTGAGGATCGATCATTCGAAGGTGACCGCAAATCCGTTTGATTCGACGGAGAATATGAAGGTCAACATGGCTGTTTACAGCGTGTTTGATCTTCCTCCGGCGGGTTACACGGACGCGGAAGCCCTCGCTGTGTGGGCAGGTTTCACAACCTACTGTACAGCGAATACGAATGCGGTCATCGCCAAGGTTCTTGGCGGTGAGTCGTAGTGATTCGGCTGGAGAATCTAGGGATTTATCTTCGCCATTGGAGAAATCCGATGGTGAAGGTCGTCCTAATAGATCTCTCTGGCCGAGCCGAGACGAGGTGGAATTCAATGAATTGAACATTTCACTTAAGATTAGCTATAAAACGCTAATCCTGGTGTTTGTTCTTTTCGATGTCTTTCACAAACTCGTCGACTCTGTTGATCTAACCGAGGTTAATCCATTCTAGAACAGAAATAGGATAGCCTCGAAGATCATCAGGGTGGCGGTTGCTTCGGCATCCATCCATGGTATCAACCAGGAATGGTTGGTGTGAGTGTTATAGGCTATGGATTCGGCAGCCCCCTAGTAAAGGAGGTCCGATGAAAAGCCTGATGTCACTCTGGTCCCTGCTAGCAGAGGAATCTGCTAGCATGTGCAGCACTAGCGCCACTCTCGACATTAATACGGTCGAGAGGCGTATCGAACATGAGGGGTTATCGTTTTTGACGATAACCCTGCCTGAGCTTGGAAAAGCCACCCAAAAGTGGCTTGACCAAGGTCAGGCCGGTATCGACACCTCGTTTAAACTACAACGAGGTGGAAGGCTCCCCCGTTTTCTCGGAGGTTTCTTCAACCGTGTGTTCGATCGGAAGAGTGGCCGGTTGCTCGATGAACCGTGTGTCGCCTCTATTATTGCTCTGCGCCAATTAACGTTGGTGTTCGGCAAGATAGAGCTCCCTTGCAGTGATGCGAGGGCGTTAGCGGCACTACTTCAGTTCATTGAGTGTGAGCAGGATGTCCGACTATCAGATAGTAAACTTACTCAGTTTGATATGGGTGAGTTTACGAGGTTATCTGGTATGCTTTTTGGTTCGGTCTTTACGGCAATGGACAGAGATGTCTATTACCATCGGATCGTTCCTAAGCATGGTCCAGGATCTACTGCCGATGGCCTTACCGGTAACGGTAAGTATCGTCAAGCAGTCTGGACTAGTCGTCTCGAGTCGGTTCTTCCGGCTGGAGAAAATCTCCTTCCTAGTTGGTCATATTATGATCAACTGGATGGAGTTGACTTCCTCGAACCTGGTTCTGAGGTACCCGCTAAGGTAACCTTAGTTCCTAAGACGTTGAAATCCCCTCGTGTGATCGCTATGGAGCCAACCTGTATGCAGTATATGCAGCAGGCGCTCAAACGATCTTTCCACGAGTACTACGAAAGGGATAGACTCCTTCGTAGTTTTATCGGGTTTGACGACCAAACTCCTAACCAGGAGTTAGCGCGACAAGGTTCGATTGATAACCGAACCGCGACACTCGACTTGAGTGACGCTTCCGATAGGGTTTCCAATCAGCTCGTTAGGGCGATGTTCGCTCAGTGGCCTCATTTATTTGAGGCCGTTGATGCGTGTCGCTCTCGACGGGCTGTCTTACCTCACGATAACGGAGTGATCCGTCTCGCGAAGTATGCGTCTATGGGTTCAGCACTCTGCTTCCCAGTAGAGGCGATGGTCTTCACGACATTGATCCTTTTAGGGATTCAGAAGTCGCTCAACCGTCCGCTTACCCGACGAGATTTACAACGTCTCGTTGGTTCGGTGCGCGTCTACGGGGATGATCTAATTGTTCCTGTAGAGCATGTGCCTACCGTGATCAGGACGCTCGAGCATTTTGGTGCTCGGGTTGGTACTGACAAGTCTTTCTGGACTGGAAAGTTCCGAGAGTCTTGTGGTCGGGAGTACTTTAATGGGCACGATGTTAGTATCACTCGTGTCCGGCAAGCGTTTCCGACATCACGGCATGACGTTAAGGAAGTAGAATCGATCGTGTCTCTCCGGAACCAACTCTTTTTGAGTGGTTACTGGAGGACCTGTCGATGGCTTGACTCGAAAATCCGGGGAATTTTAAAACATTTCCCGGATGTCAAGCCAACATCTTCCTTGTTGGGCAGGGTCTCATTTCTCGACTACCAAGTCGAGAAAATGCACCCAAGCCTCCATAGTCCCTTAGTCAGGGGCTATGTAGCGGAGGCCAAAGCCCCAAGAGATCCTCTTGGGGGGCCTGGTGCCCTACTCAAGTGTTTGCTTAAGTTGGACACGGATGCTTGGTTAAGGGATTCAATTCCCTGGCATCCATCCGACAGTGGCAGAACGGTTTCCGACCGTTCTGTCCACACCCTTCCGAGAGAAATCTCCGAAGGTTCAGAGCAGCACTTGGAGCGTTATGGACGCCCTAAGTCGTCTACACTGAAACTTAGGTGGAGATCACCCTTTTAAGGGTATGATCGGGGCCTAATGGCCTTGAGGGAGAGCACGAAAG